CAGTACAGTTTATACTCTGATGGCTTTACGACTATGGTAGGTACCAATCCTATATTGGATGTTTGGTTTTCGAGCACCACCTAGTAGTCCATAGAAGATGTGTCACTTAATGAGATAGTTTGACAGTCTAACTCATCCCAACTTTTTCTCTTGCGTTGGGTGCTCTGCAAGATTAATTAGATGATGTGTAGCCAAATAGAGGTTTAGAGGTGTTTCTCGCAGAGAGTCCGCAGATCTTGCAGAATCTCTAAATACTCTTGGAGTTGGGTATAGACCTCATAAGCATCTGTCTTATTCTTACGATCGTAGTCATTAATAGCAAATACTCCGGGCACAGTGACGTCTCCTAGATTATTCACTGCATATTTCCACTCATTGATGCCCCAGGCACTAGCTTCTTCTTCAGAGCAAACCAAATCTCTATCAGGTTGAACCAAAGGTCTAACATGAGGTAGTGATCTAGCTATTTGTCTAGCTATTCTAACCAAGGTTGAAGTGTTTCTGTTCTGGTAACTCTCATCTATTTCCCATGGTAGATCCTCAAAAGCTTCCTCTTTAGGCAGACGAGTGCTGGATGAAAAATGACTTTCTGCCACGCTTATAGATTGTTTGTCATTTTTGGGCCACCATACAAAATTACCGGTATTCTCTATAGTTAAAGAAATTGGTACATTACCAGTACCGGAGATGTTGACAGCTGGTTTCACTAATACAGCATATGAAATGAGTTCCCCTGAGAGACTTCTCTCCCATGTAGTACTAGTTGAAACTTCATCATCGTCTTTGGTCACAAGGTTCGTCTGGTTAACAGAATTGACCAGGGTAAATGGATTATCTAACTTATGAGTCCTAGACGCAAGAGTCATTAAATTTTCCACACTAAAAGACCCTTTGTGAAGTGCATGAACTGGAAATTGACCCGTATAAGCAACACCACTCAGAGTAGCTTCTGGTGCATTGACTGTGATTTTGTGCTTTGAAGCCCATATAAAACCTTTGGATCCTACTGTCCCAAAGTCTGTGCCCCAAACATCTACACAGGGTTTAGAATTAGTCCAAACGCCAGCCATGGTGATACCAGAAGATTCAGATCCACCGGCATACATATACAAGCCAGACTTTCTGGCAGGAGCTGCCTCTGTACCTGCATTCAAAACAGTCAAGGTAGGGAGGCTCATAATAACAGTATAATCTAAGTTTAGTGTGTTCGGTGTGGGGCTGAAATCTTCAGTGACAGTGATACTACTTTCCACAACTCCTGTGGGAGCAGGATATACTATGTGGTCCAGCATGTATTTACTTTCTATACCAGGTTCATGTCTCGCCAACAAGAATCTAATCTCCTCACTCTCACTCCTAGAATAAAGTTCTGCACCTTTTCTTAATTGTTGTGTAGTGGGGTGTCTCCCTGATCCCATGCGAGCCGCCATGTGAGACTTCTTGTTGGTTGTTTTCTTACTACTGTTTCCGTCACTTCCTTGTTTTCGATTGTCAGACAGATTTTTAGCGCCTTTCTTAGTAATTCCCAACATAGGTGTATCCCTGCTATTTTCATTTTTCTCGGGTTGTTGATTATTCTGGTTAGACTTTTGCAAGTTTTGGTTCTTGAAAAATTTCTTGTTTCGCTTAACTTTATTTTCACTATACATATGAGTATTATTTACAAAGGTTGGCGCCGATCCGTATGTCTGACAATAAATACAGTCAGATCCACAAATCGGATGGTTGCTAATATTATCATCAGGTGATTCTATATATAATTCACGGTCGAGATAGTCGCAAGGTAGATGTAATATATTATGATCAACCAATGATATACACAACCGGAGTCCTTCTGATAAACTTAACCGAGCAGCCTTACACCAACCTATAAATGATGAGGATTCAACCAACGTTGATCCATAATGAGCACAATCTATTCCATAAGGGTGTAACCGCAGCCTATCTCCATCTGTGTCGGTTTTCGAATAAGTATTGGCTAGAATATGTCTAAGAGGACCCCAACATTCATGTCTGAACATATCTGCCATAGCTGACAACCATTGTTCCTTACTTAACCCATTAAGTCCTGCATTGGTATAATAACTAGAAGTTAGTAACATTTTGTGTTGATCCCTAGATATAATCCACTCGTCATCCACAAGAATGGAATTTTTACTACAAAAATCAAAACTCCACCACTTACCAACCTGATAAGATTGGATGCATTGCCCTAGCCCGTGAACTTTAGACGATTTGTCACGAGAGACAAAATTGTAAAATTGTTCTTTGAAGGTGGAAAGATATCTTCGATCCAACCAAAGACAGACATCGTCTCCTGACACCATGACAAAAGAATGGGCATTTCTCTTAAACAGGTTGTTTGGAATACCCATTTTGGTCAAATAAAAGTGAAAGTACAACAACACCCTGAGAGTATTACCTAATGTAGTACGAGTGGCTGAGCCTGAAAATGTGGTACCCTTGATCTTCATAGTACAAAGTCTACCAAGTTTGGAATGGATACGAAGTTCAGCCTCGCATTCATGAGTGCTCTTTTTACAAAGATTAATAATCTTATTTTTATCATAGTCATAATATGCAAGACACTGATCCATTATTGAGCTTTTATAATAAGCATCCCAGAAAGGAATATCAACGCATTTGATTAAATCCCAATGTTGATGCCCGTCATGGTTGGAACCGTCCAGACAGATACATACGGCGTCTTCAATAAGACTTATACCATGGATCAAGCGCTCTTTCAAGCGAGAAGAATTGTCTCCGTGACAAAATCCCACTATAAACACACGGATCTTCTTAAATATTGGTCTCTGTAAAACAGTCAGTAGACCTGTAAAAGCTACGCCCATAGGGACAAATATGAGTCGGGCCCTTGAAGAGACCTCTTCTACTAAAGTAGATAATCTTTTCACGTATTTCTCTCCAACTTTAACCATAGCATCATAAAAACATTTCTTGTAACAAGACACGTCATCTGATAACATCAAGAATGAATTTCGTATATATTTATCTTTTTTGCTTTTACTCCAACCAGGAGAATTTCGCACTTCTTTAATAATATTTATAGGTTCAAAATCATTCATTGCTGCTATGATTTCTTCGATTATTGGGGCACAAAATCTCTTGAATTCGGATACCATGGTTGGATCAGGTAACAATTGTGTAGCTAGCTGACGCTTAAGGATAGCAGCGAAATAGGACCTTTGGTCATTCTTATGCTCGAACACATTAGGTTCCTCGTCACCTATAAAGACTTTAGGTCCATATTGGGAAACATTTGGGTCTTTCTTGCCCACAAAGAAATCGAATCTTTCAGCAAGATTAAACGCTTGCCTGAGACATCCCCATAGCCATCTCACCCTAGTCAAATTCTTGTTCCACGAAAAATCTGATGGCAGAAACCTCTTACTTTCGTAAGTATAGCCTCCTAGCATATTCCAGGGTTGAAGATACAAAGTTATCCCTAAGACGTGAAGGAAAATCTTTTCCCAAAATTCTAAGACATGGGATAGCAAGCTATGGAACAACACCACACTGGTAGCAGAACTTATCATTAGTTTCTTGATACTGACCCTAGAAAACAGGCTGACAAAAACGACTGTCAAACATACATAATGAGAATATCCTACTAGGCATAATAAAGTGGTCATGAATAGGCTAACAAGCATAAGGTATTTATCTATTGGCTGCATCACATACATGTTTGCGAGATAAAAGATTGGGTAAAAACGCATGAAAAATACTAATGTCAATAGATGAACGAGAAATTTGGTTGCTTTATAGCCGCCCACGAAACCAAAAGAATCATACTGGAACAACCATTTTTTCCGGAAGAAGAATAAAATTCCCAAAAATTCTGATGCAGATCTTAATGGGATATCGAGAAAATCTAAATACTCACCAGTAAGTCGTTCTAAAAATTCTACATTTTGGATGCCTTTCAGACGGTTTCTAAGAGTGAAATGGGAATCGTTGCCTATTTCTGTCAGAAATTCATCGTATTCTAACTGTTCTAAGATACTATCCTTATTTTCGCAAATGGTTTTAGCATCAGGTGTTATACCAGACAAAATGGGAACAAGATTGTCCACATTTACCGTATTTTTCAATACATATGAGATTGAACTTTTCATGAAAATCTTACCTGACATGTAAAACCTATTGAAATCTAGGACGCCTGATATGCTTCCTGAAAAGAATATAATATTGTCGTCTATTTGAATAGAGCGTAATTGATTGACCTTAGGGTTTTGGAGTAAATGCTCATATCCCTCGTCTTGTCCATTAGGTTTGAATCGAACCCATGCCTGAGATTCTCTAGGAAATATGTCTAGAGTATAGTTCTTGTCAGCTCTAACATTCATGTGTAGCCCATCCATATCGTTGTTACCAAAACGACCTCTAAATTTCATACCAGATATATAACCTATATGGTTAGGAGGTAAAAATTGATTGGTTAAATAATAGTGTGTATCGTGCACTATATGCACAATTCGTTGATTCGCGTAATATTCTAAAGTGTCTTCAAACGTCATGTCTGTATATAATATACTTCCGTTGCGATAGATCTCTTCTGTACCTGGGTGTATATTTATAGTGGACAGTCTATCCCAATATTCTCTATCGTTTGGCAGGACATTTGGACGGCATAAGACAATATTAAAGTGGTCGACATCACTTAAAAACCTCTGGATGAATTTACGAACGACAAAGATTTTACACCCATGATCAATTAATGTATGACTAGCACAAAATTGCTTAGCTGATTGCCATGATATCAGATTCATGGCATCACTACACAAACGTAGTCCTGGATGCCCTGAATGCCCTCTATTCTCTGTGTGAACTATTTCCAAGCCGTCTTTAGAGGCAGTTTGGACGATTGGATTTTTCAAGGCATGTTGTGAGATTAATGGATAGGGTCGTGTACCTTTCCATGCAAATCTGCCATGTATCTCAAAATCAGTCACGCGTCTAGCATGGTCGCCTTGTTGTACAATTTTCACATCTGGATATAAACAACCGCTGATAACATTCAATTTCATTAATGATTGTTTAAAGGTTGGGGAAACAACAGAATGGTTTAAATGATAACAGAAATAATTTTCACACGCTTGGGTCTGAACTCGAAGAGCTGTAGCAATTACAAACTCTAAACTTTCCTGCAAGGTGTGGTGAGAATGTAAAGAATCTATATCTTTAAGATAGTTCTTAGATATGACTTCCCATTCGTGGCTACCATATAAAATGGACTCTAAGTTTTTAATAATCTCCATATCTTTATATCTAGGTTTAAAAACCACTTTGCCAGAACTTTCTTCCAAGAGGCCTATGGGAGTCTCATATGTGAAAGGCTTTGGAGGGCTTAACTGAGGCTCATCCTTTGTTCCAGTAAATGGTAGTCTCACGTCCGCTAACGGAGGCTTGATAGAAAATTTGTGAGGCAAAATATTTTTCACAGTTTCTTTCAAGTTGTGGATGTTTTTACCTACTTGGAGATTCTCGATATACTTGTGGCCTTGATTCTTCAGTTCTCTTAACTTTCTAGAAAAAACATTCTTCTTTGGGGTTGGTGGTTCTTCGAAAGATTCTTCTGAATCAGAGAAAAACTCCTCATAAGAATTTTTTCTAATTAAAAGCCTGTTAAAAGGTTGTAAGAAGTCCTTGGGTCTGTGGGCAGTAGGATAGCGAATATCGTGGAGTTTAGAAGAACATGGATTTAAAACTTCAGCAGTAAGTCTCTTGCTGTTCCTCTCTTTGGCTGGTTTTTTGACGCTATCGACTTCCTTATCCTCGGGGGCTTTCTTTGAACAATAGTCAAGACAAACTCTAGTATTAGTTGATGGATCAATAGCCTCTTTTGAAATTGGTTGAAAATCCAATACTCTTCTAGCGTTGTGTAGAGGTTGAGGTTGAATAAATCCCCTGTTGATATCAACCGTGTCCAATATTCGGAGATCTTGATCGTACTCACACAAATACTCAAACACATCACATTTCAATGTTTCGAAATCTAGGGGTGTATAGCTATCTATAGCCAAAACTACATGCCCTTCTTGATTTATTGGTTGAAGGCTAAATAAGACCTTGCCATTCTGATCTTCTCCACTACAACGTAAAGAATATCGAGTTAAATCCTCGTATACATTCTCAGAACAGACATACTTATCAGCCTTGTCTATCTTACAATCGTATTCTTGCCTAACAGCGTATTTGGCTAAATGATAGCACCACCCGTCGTTAGTGTCTAACACATAGCGATGAGTAGTTATATTGTCCTTATATTCAACTGGGAGTTGTCTGGTGAGAGGGCAAAATGGATAAAGTTCACCTGCACTGAATTTGTCCCAGTTATTGAGCCAGATCTTGGCATTTGCTTTAGAGGATCCAGAATTTGACTTGTTTTTGTTTCTCTTTGCTCCTAACCCAAAGAGTCTTTTGTGGAATTTCAGGGCTCCACAACGCATATAATTACCTTCTATATAAGGTCTGTGTCCTATCTCTACAGCATTCCACAACGAAGATAGAGGCTCATCAACATCCTCCTTACAAGCAATTTGTTGAACGTTATCATTGGGCATTTGCAAAATTTGATGTAAGGTTGATAAAGTAGGTCTTCTATTACAAATGAATTCTACTGTACGGCTACCGATTCCTACGGTAAATACGCCTTTATCCCAACTAGTCTGCAAACTCAAACCATCCCAGTTTCCTGCATGGATTAATTTACTGATCTCTACCACACTGTGTGTACTGATAGGGACAGAACTCCTCCATCTAGCTTTCTCTTTTTTGGTAATCATGAGGGGGCCTTGAAGCAACCAACTTTCCCACTCATCTTTTCCTTCTAACAGAACTACTGGAGCTTGATTCGTGCTTGGTGAGCATGAACAATAAGAGGCAGAATACTCAAAGATATCCCGAACTGGAAGCCCTTGAGATATAGCTAAGACGAAGACATCATTGCAAGCATAAGAATTATATACATCCAACTTAGTATGATATTTCCAGCACTTGCCTTGCTGGGCATTCTTTCCAGGAGTAGAAATTCCAAGTCTTTGAGCGAAGGTTTGCAGTCCTATACACTCCTTGTTCTTTAAATCAGTTATTTTCTTACAAAATTCTGAATGACCTGAATTCACAAGAGTCTTGCATTCAAGTTGTGAATCGAAAACGAAGATTTCATTTACATCTCTTAATGTAGAAAGAGCTTCCTTCATGTGAGAGCAATTATTGGCACAGTGGACAACGTCACATACATACCTGTCACTTGAATCCCATTTCAATATTTGCACAGTCCTGTATGGATCGTCACTTCCGCCTTCAACGTCAAAAGCTGCATAAGTCATCGATTGTTTCAAATTTGTTTCGCAAGTTCGCCTGTACTTGAGAGTTTTTAAA